GAGAAAGATCCTTTAGAACCTTCTCCATCAACTGTTCCTGATATATCGTAACTATCACAACCAAAAGCGCCCATGTGCTCATTCGCGGGATATCTAACTCCATTTTTTAATACTACTCTATTTTGCAAATTAGATGAGGGTACCCAACTTATACTAAATCTTCCTTGTTGATCTGGATAAAAAATCACTTGAGTATCTTTTATACCACTTGCCCATTGGAAATTACCTCTTTTTAATCCTAGAGTTCTAACCATTTCTTCGTTATAATCTATCTGCTCATATATTTTTACCAAGTTAAATATACTTCCTTTTGCTTCATCTCTAAACGCGTGTTCTGTAGTTTTAGGAAATTGTCTATAAAACTCGTTTAACGCGTCGTGATCTCCTTTTAAACCATCGGCTTCATTTTGCCAATGTTCAATTATACCTATATCTATTAATTCACCGTCTGGCCCGAGTACATCTGCGTCAGGGTTATCAAAAACTGGATATCCGTATTCATCAATAAATCCTTCGTAGTTCCATTCCATTGGGATAAACAAAGAGTATAAACCAGATTTTGTCTGACCATTTCTATTTCTTTTAGTGACATCTGATGCGTTGTATAATTTTTTAAAGTTGTCTCCACCTTTATCTAATGCGTTAGAAGTGCTACCCATCATACATTTACCAACTATTCTACTACCTAATCGTAAACATGTTTTTGTAACCCTCCAGTTATTTAATATATTATCGGGTCTTTCCCATTTACCACTTTCATCGTGTGCTAGTAATGATAATTTTTCACCATCATAACTATTATCCCCAGTGTTTTTCCAATCTATAGTTGTGTCTAATCCTTGTAAATCTTCTAATTTTTCATTAGACGTTATTTTTTTTCGAGTAAACTTGCTAGCGGGTACTCTGTATGCTAACTCTGTTTTTGGTCGATCCATACCATCTTGGATCGGTTTAAAGAAAAAAGGATAATTTACACTAATTGGCACAACTTTATCTGTAAACATTTTTTTAGCATCAGCACCTGTTTTAGAAAGTATCCCATATCTACTATCACTTGATATAGTAGCTAAGTTAACTATCTCAGCGCTACTCATAAAAGAAAAACCAGAACGACGGTTTTTAAGATAACACATTCCATAACATCTCTTATCTGCTTTACAAGCTTCCCAAAATATATAGAACAACCTATTTGCCTCTCTAAAGTCTGGAGCACCAACATCAATCTTACTCCATTGAAGATACATATAATGTGTACCTGTTATATATGTTGATTTGCCATTATTGTTAAACCAAAATCCTTCATCTCTTCTTTTGAATTCTTCATCTATATAATCATACCACTGTTCTTTTGCTTCATCTGGATAACTTCTCCAATCAAATATATTTTTTAATCTATTTAATTCTTTTGGTTGTTCAAGTTTTACCCATTTCTTTTTGGAATGCACGTGCACTCTTTTTGGTTCCAACGGCAAGCCAATGCGCAAACCTTGAATTTCATAGATTTCACCAATTTTTCCAGTTTTTGAGATAACGATGATATCATGTTCTTTATTGTATCCATATTCCCATTTTTTACCTTTATTCATACGAGTTATAGTCGTACGTTTAATAGGTTCAATTATTTTAATTAATGTTTGTTCGTAACTCATTTCGATCTTCCTTCTGCGAATCCTTTAAATACTCTTTCCTTTTTTTCTTCAGGATCCTTGCCCTCAAGTAAATTTTCTTCTTCTTGTATTCTGCTAAGTATTTCAAATGCGTCAAATATAGCTAATTTTTTAGTAGCCGCGGCATTTTTTAATCTATCAGCTGATATATCGTCTTCAGAATCTACAATAGGTTCTTTAGCGACTTTAATCAACTCGTCAACCGCTCTTTGCCCAGCTTGGATTATATTTTTCTTCGTCTCCTTGATATTCATATTTGATAGTTATAAAATTAGATAAAACTCTGTACAATCTTTGATTGTCAATTATAAATTCGTATTCAGCACTTGGTTTAAAGCCGACCAAGTCATCTTTATCAACTGTTCCGTCTGTATGCTTAACAATGCCAATTAATGGTATTTCTTTTTCGCCACTAAATTTGTCTTTTGATTTTATTGGTTGAATAAAGCAATATCCTTTTGGAGCTTTCCATTCACCGTTTCTTTTATATAAAAAGATTTGATCTTGAGTTATTAAATAAGTAGATTCATCAAAATAACTTCTACTATTTTTTTCAATACCCTTTATATTATGCCATCTACGAAATACATTATGGTGTATTATAACTTCATCTCCAGGTTTAATGTCTGTATCACCAATTATTGGTATTGATATAACTTTTGCTAATCTATTTATATATTGATGATTAAAGATTTCTGTATTTAATATAAGATTTTTATCACCAACTTTTTTAGTATTATTATATCTTTCTCCAATTGGTGTTACAACAAAGTTGTAAACACTTTTCATTTTAATTTCTCTTTAATAATTGCAATTGTATAACTTACAATTGGCGTAAACATTATTAACCATAATAAACTGGGATGCGGTTCTCCACAAAGTCCCAACGCGTGTCTTAATCCTTCCCACATATTAATATTCTAGATTATATTCAACAGATACTGCCATATTTTTATTGAAGTCTTTCCAAGGTAAAACATCTTTGTCTTTTTTAATATAAATAGAAAATTTATCTTCTTCTTCTATTATATCACAAATAATGTGTCCACCATATACTTCTTGACCAACAGCGTAGTGCATAGCGTCGTTTTTATAGTCTTTACCTATGCTAATCTTTCTTATTAACTTCGCCATTTTCTGGATAATTTATAGTACCGTCATGTATGTTTATATCATCAGTTCCGTACTCGTTAGAGAACTCAATGCGCATAGTATTTATATCATTACTAAGACGATCCATAGCTTTTATCAAACTTTGTTTTTGTATTTCGATTCTACCAATGTCATTGGTAAATTGATCCATACTTTTTATTGTAGCTTGTAATTTAGCTAATTGTTGCTCATTGATTTTTTGGGGTTTAAGATCTACGATCTTTTCTACTTTTTGTGTTTTTCTTTTTGCCATTTTATTTAATTTAAGTTAATTGTTTATTATTCGTTTTCATACCAACCATTAGATATATTATCTATAATTGTAAAAATTTGTGCTTCAGTATATTCTGTTTTACCATTTAGTTCAGATGGTGTAGTACCTATAAAAGAAACCAAACACTTATTTCTAGCTAGATTATATCTAACAGTGTTACTTGATGTAGTTGCCAATTTACTAAAATCAAGATTTGATAGTTCACTAGGTTCTATTATTACATATTTTTTTGCCATATTAGTTTGTTTAATACGCTGTCCACGTAGGTGTATTTACTAAAGTACCAGTATTACCTTTTCCTGATTCGTCTGCTGTAGTAGTGCCTGTACCTTCTTCCATTCTATAATATGCAACTAATTGAGTATTATCTAAACCAGAAAACTCTACATCTCTATGTGTTCTTGCATTATATAGTTCACTGATACTCATAACACTTGTCCATATTGATATCTCATCCATTTGTCCTTTAAAATAAGCTCCGTCAGAAGCATTTTGACCTAAATAAATTGTATCTATTGTACCTGTAAAAGCACTTTCTGGATATTCTACACTTTCACCCACTTCTGTTCCATTAATATAACCTTTTACACTTCCACCAGCCTCCCAGGTCATCGCGAAATGCGTCCAAGCGGCATGATCAAAACTAGAGGCAGCGTATTGTACGGATACCACTGTACCACCAGACTTGAGATTAAATCTAATTGTATCTGATGAGTTGTGCCAAAATATAAATATTTGATTATTTGAATCAGCTTGTGCTCGAATAATATTTTGACTTCCGCTGGTAGCATTCATTATTGCCCATATAGATATAGTACCTGTATTTTCAGGTGTCATATCATTACCAGCTCCATGAATAGTTACACATTCATCTGTACCGTTAAATGCTAGTGAATATCTATTAGCAAATATCTCTACTAAACTAGCAGAATCACTATGTATACCACCTCCTAATCCTAACATTATTTACCGAAATAACAGATTACTGGAGCTGCAGAAGGTGTTATTGTTGTCCATCTACCATAAATAGTTA